ACCAAGTATAAAAAGTGGTTGAAAGATAGGTTTGAGTTAGATGCAGAGGGTTTCCCTACAACTATAAAGCTACCTAAAGGAGATTGGCACGTAAATAATTATATGGGTTGGGAAAATAGAGATTTATAAGATAATTAAAAGAAAAAGATATGATACCAAAAGACAAAATTTATCATTTAGTAGCAGGAGTTTTAATAGCAACAATAGGTTTTTTTATAGGAAAACTTTTATTTAATTTAGATGAAAACAATGCAGCAAAGGTTGGATTAGCATTAACTATTTTAGGTGGAATTTCTAAAGAAGTTTATGATATGAAGAAGAAAAACCCAACAGGATTCAGTAAAATGGACTTACTCGCAACCGTAGTAGGTGGCGCATTTACAGTAATATTTTTGATGATTATAACTTAATATATTTAAGAAAAGATAAAAGTATTTTTTTTCGTCAAGTGCTGGGCATCGCTACCGAGCAAGGACATATTCTAAGAGGTGAGACTAAAAAACTTGCCTCTTATTTTTATTTAGAATTGTTATAAATTAGGTTTTGCTATTTGTTACGTTATTTTTAGTTTGTATATTGCGTTAAAATATATGGAATGATGCTATTAGATACAAAATATGAAATAGGAGAAAAGGTTTATTTGACTACTGATGTAGACCAATTGCAGAGGGTAGTTACAGGTTACGAGGTTAGATTAGATACTATGGCTTATTTAGTTGCTTGTGGTATTATAGAGACTTCACATTATGAGTTTGAGATTTCTGATGAAATAAATATAACGATATGAACAGTAAACAAAAATATGAAGAAATGAAAGAAGAAAAAAAATTTACTTTGGGCGTGGTAGATGATGAGATTGTAAAAAGGGTTAAGACCAAGTTAGACGTAAGAAGTGCAAAAGGTCAAAATGATTATGGTACGACTTTATTTTGCAATAAGTACGACAACTATCTAAAGCACTTACAAGAGGAATTATTAGATGGTGCGAATTACGTTGAGGCTTATTTAGAGCATAAGAATAACAGATTAAGATTAGAATTAGTAAAATTTGGTAATTATTTATTAAGCGAGGAAAGAAACTCCGATAAGAAACACGTTACCGATGCAGATTTAGAAAATTATAAAAATAAATAAATATGAACTTTTTAGGAAAAATTACAGAAATAGGAAAAATCAATAGTGGAACTTCAGCAAAAGGTGTTGAATGGGCGAGTTTAGACATTGAAATAACGGAAAGTAACCCTCACAATGAGCAATACCCGCAAATAGGGTTATTTAGTTTCTTTAAGAATGGAGAATATGTGAAGTTTGCCAAAGACTTTAATGACTTCTACAAAATTGGCGATGAAGTGAACGTTGATTTTAACTTAAAGTGCATCAAATACGAAAAAGATGGCGAACAACGTAAATTCTACAAGACCGAAGCGTGGAAATTAGAAAAAGCTGCTGAAACAGTAGAGGGTGTTCCTGTTGTAGACCAACCTAAATCAAACCAACCTGACGATCTTCCGTTTTAATTATGAAGAAAAAAGCAGTTAGCCTACCTCTTGATACTATTGTTGATGTTTACGCAAAAAAAGATGCTAAAATTATCAAGAAAACAATGAAATATGGCGAGTTTCTTAGTATGGATCTCGCCAAAGGTTGGGTTTATGATATTTATCAAGAGGGGTTTTGCACTATTAAGCCAACGGAATGATTAATTTCTATCTTTTTATCGTTTTCCTAATTATTTTTATACTAACTTTGAGATATGAGTAAATTTTTAGTCTTGGTTAGTTTGAAATGTGGTAGACACGATAAGAGAATAGACATTACAAATAAGACTGATGATGAAGTTCAGAAAATAAAAGATAATTTAGTCTACGACAAAAGTAGATTTATTCTAATCAAGTATTAAATATATTATGGATGAAAATGAATTAATTATTAGGTTTGAAGATGAAAGTAGTTTCTTTGGAGATGAGTTTAGTGGTAGTTATCACTCTCTGATGGTAAACGGAGAGAAGATAAAGGCAAATGGCGACCCTTTAAAGGCAGTCTTAGAGCATTTAGGGTATAATGTAGATATCTATTATGGTTAGTCCAGATAAGTCTATTAGGATGCTCAAAAGAGAGCGTAAAGAAATACTTGATTATATGTATTGGAACAAGTACGATGATTCTTGCTTGATAAAATTAAATGAAATTAATATTGCCATAAAACAATTAGAGGATAATGAACAATAAGGATTCTGAAAACGCAAGAGATAAGGTAAATGACAATTATCAGAAATTGACTTATGTAAATAATTCAAAAAGATTGAGTTGGTTTAAAAAACGTAGATATAAATGATGTATCAAGCAGTAATGGAAGATTATTATTATGGTAGTTGTGAATTTGGCTACCATACAGTAAACGAACAATTAACATTAGTAATTTATGAGTAATAGAACGAGAAGAACAATAGTGATAATTATCATATTATCATTAGTAGCCGTAGGTTATTTGACAAGTTGCAAACCGATAATAACCGTAACTAAAGTAGAGAAATCAAAGCACGTTCAAATAGGCGATAAAATGACCTACGAGGTATTTACGAGTGATAGTACGTCATTCCATACGATAAAAGTTTACAAAGTAAAAGACACAATAAGATGAACAGTTATAAAAGTCAAAAGAAAAAAAGCGTAAAAGAAAGGTTAATGACTTTAAAAGAAGCAGATGAGTTTGCTAAAAAAACGTTTATTGCTTTGCGTAAAGACGACACTTGTTGGAGAAGATTACTTAGATTTTTTGGAATAATCAAACCTCAAAATGTCTAAATTAACACAACAAGAAATAGCAACATTAAGAGTAATTAAGCATAAGGCTGAAAATAGTTTTATGTTTTTCTGTATGTATCTTTTCTATGAGAACAATAATGTTCAATACTTGCCTTACAAACACTTATTATTAATTTCAGAAAAGTTAGAAGCAGTTGCAAGAGGTGATATTAAGAGATTAATCATAAATATCTTTCCTCGTAGTGGTAAAACTGAAATGGCAGTAAAACTATTTGTTGCGTGGGGTTTAGCACTCAATCGTAGAGCAAAATTCCTACACTTGTCTTATTCGGCAGATTTAGCAATAGATAACTCTGCTATGGCAAAGGAATACATAAGTTCACAAGCATTTCAGAAGATTTGGCAAATGAAGTTACGTATAGATAGCCAAGCAAAGCAAAAATGGTTTAATCGTAATGGTGGTGGTTGTTATGCAACATCAACAAATGGGCAAGTTACAGGTTTTGGTGCTGGTGATTCCATTACAAGAGAAAAAACAATGCTCACAGTTGATGATGAAAACAAATACAAAGGTTTTAGTGGTGCGATTATTATTGATGACCCTAATAAACCGACAGATACGTTTTCTGAAACAGAGCGTAATAAAGTAAACTTACGTTACAATAATACAATACGTTCAAGAGTAAATAACCCAAGAGAAACGCCAATTATAGTTATACAACAAAGATTACACGAAGATGATTTAAGTGGTTTTCTACTAAATGGTGGTAGTGGTGAAGAATGGGAACATTTAAACTTACCAGCCTTAGATGAAAAGAATGTGCCTTTATGCCCTGAAAAGTTTACGTTTGAAGAATTGGATAGTTTGCGACAAACCGATCCTTACACTTTTAACGGTCAATATATGCAAGACCCAACTCCAGGCGATGGTGGTATATTCCAAGTTTCTTGGTTTAATAAGATAAATAGTTCTGAATTACCTCAAATAAATAGTTGGCAATTATACATAGATGGTGCTTACACTAAGAATACTGCAAATGACCCAACAGGACTAATGATTTCTGCTAAACACGGCAAGAACTTGTATATTTTATCTTTTGTGTCTAAGTATTTAGAAATGCCTGAATTATTAAGTTACATTCCAACATATATCAACTCTTTAGGTGTTCATATAGATTCAATTTTAATAGAGCCTAAAGCGAGTGGTTTGTCTATGGCTCAACTATTGCGTAATCAAACAGACTACAATATCATAGAATTAAGAGGTAAAATATTACGAGAGAGCAAGGTTGAAAGAGCGAGTAAAGCATCTCCATACGTAGAGAGTGGGCGTGTTTTCATTGTAAATGGTATTTGGGCAGACCCTTTCTTGCAACAGATTGGTGTTTTCCCTAATGGAAAGCACGATGAGGCAGTCGATTTAATATCTTATGCGATAGATAGAGATTTATTTAGTAGAAGTGTAGCAAAAATAGTATGGTAATAGATAATATTTATAGTTTTGTAACTAATTATTGGTTTTTTTTATCTAATTTTGTATTTTAAAGCGTAAAAAAATGATTTTAACAAACGAAGAAGCAGTAAAACTAATAAAAAACGAGTTAAATTTAAAGCCTGAAATCAAGAAGTTACGAGATGATTCTAAGGAATTGTACGCTTTGGTTGAGGGTGATATGTTCACAGATGAGTTAATTCACAAAATAGAACATATCGAAGGAGATAAAAAATCAAAGGCAAGGAAGAAATATGCAAGAGATATTCAAGATTTCTTTGAGCGTTTATTCCAACCGATTGATAATATTGCTTACGCTACTGGTGGAAATAAGGTCTATAAAATAGAAAATGAAGAAGTAAAAAAGTCTTTCCTCAAAACTATCGACAATATAAAAGATAGTAATACACTACAACATTGGGTTATAAACATTGGTATCAATCTAAGTCACGTTGACCCTAACGGCTTAATGTTTATGGAGTATCGAACTATTCCAAAGCCAGAAGTTTATCCAACATACAAATCTATTAATGATATTCGTTGTTACGAAAGACGAGGTCAATTATTAGAATATTTGCTTTTTGAACCTTTCAAAGTAGAAGCAGACAAAGGTGCTGAATATTATCGTTTAGTAGACGATATGTCAGATAGAGTTTTTAGAGTTGAGGGTAGTGATGATATTAGAATGATTGAGGAAATGTCTTTCGTTCACCCTTTTGGAGAAGTTCCAGCGATGTTAAACTCAAATATCGTTAAAGTAGGTACTGATTATCGTGTTTCGCCTATCAATCCAATCTTAGGCTTATCTAAAGAGTATGCAAGAGATCAATCTATAAAAACTATTTATAAATTCTTACAAGGATTTCCTATCCATTGGCGTTACGTTACAGAATGTGATGACTGTAAAGGTGTTGGAAAAACTAAAGAAGGCTCGTGTAATTCTTGTGATGGTAGAGGTTATTTACAGAAGTCAGATGTTACGGATATGGTTACTTTACCAATCCCAAGACAAGATGAGGCTACTATTGCACCTGATATTGCTGGTAATATTACTCCTGATTTAGAAACTTGGACTAAGTACACAGAAGAATTAACAGATTTTGAGAATATTGCTTTTAGAACATTTTGGGGAACTTTATTAGGTACTGCTGAAACTTTTGGTGGTCGTAAAACTACTACTGAAGTTATCTTTAATAAACAACCAATAGAGAATAGACTTAATAAATATGCTGATTATGCAGAGTTTGTAGAATGGAAAATGAGTAATTGGATATTAAAGTTCTTAGACCAAAACCCAAATACAGAAAACAAGATAGTTATTAAGTATGGTAGAAATTACGTTATTGAGCCAAGTGATACTATTTTAGCAAGATACGAAGAATCAAAAGGTAAGCAAGAGAATGATGTTGTTTTAGACGACTTATTCAAGCAATACCTACAAGCAACTTACAGAACAAACCCTGTTGAGTTGGCAATTAATATATTAAAATCAGAAATAGAACCATATTTGCACCAATCACTAAAAGACGTTGTAGATGTTTTCGGTAGAAAAGAAGCACAACGAAAAGTATTATTTAGTAAGTGGTGGAATACTTTGAAAATGATGGACTACGAAAAAGGTAAGGATTTATTAGAAGTAGAATTTAACAAGTGGTTTGAAGAAAATAAAATAGAAATAGAGGTTGAAGTTCAACCAAGTATTAATCAAAATCAATAAATATGAGTACAACAGTAGTAGTCTGTAACGTCTACAAGTTATTAAAAGATGGTAAAAGTTTTACCAAGCAAGGAATGAAATTAGAGCGTGAAAATGCTGTCATTATGAGAAAATGGGCAGATGATAGAAACGCTAATTGGAAACAAGGTGGCGAATGGCACGAAATTGATGAAGAAAAAACAGCCGAATACTATGTAAAAGGCGAGGAAAAACGTGAGAAACGTAAATTAGCAAATGCAGTAAAAGACAAGTTTACTAATGCTATGACCGATTTAGTAATGAAAGCTAATGATAAGGTTGAGGAAAAAGTAGAGAAGAAAGTAGATGGATTGAAATCTTTGAGAGCAAAGTACGAGACACAATTAGGAAAGAAAGTTCCACCTCGTTACAAAAATGATGCAGTATGGATTAACTCTAAACTATCTTAATTATGGCTTTAGAGAACATTCAAGAATTAGAGCAAACTTTTGGTTTAGAAGAAGGTAAACTAAAAGAGATGATTACAAGTGAAGATAATCATAAAATAGATTTAGAACCTTACGTTATCTCAAAGAAAGAAGATTACGAATCAAGGTTAGAAAATATTAAGAAAGAAAGCAAGGTTGCAGCCGTTGAGATTGCAATTAAAAATGCTCGTAATGAATTAGGTTTAGATTTCCAAGGTAAAACTATGGAAAACCTATTGGAAAGTTTTAAAGCTAAAGTTGAAGCTGATTCTAAAATAGAACCTAATCAAAAAGTTTCAGAATTGCAAAAAGACCTCGATACTTTGCGTAAAGCAAATGGAGATTGGGAGGGTAAGTTCAACGATCTACAAGGAACTTACAAGCAAAAGGAACAACAAAGAACAATCAATAACACTTTATTAAAGGCTATTCCTGATAATACAACAATCCCAAAAGAAGATGTATTGGCAATTTTACGTGCTAAATATGATTTCAGTATTGGTGATGATGGTTTTGAGATTGCTAAAGATGGTGTTGTACAGAAAAACACAACTACATTGAATAAACTTACTCCAAAAGAGTTTATGACAGATGTAATTAATCCATATCTAAAGAAACCTGATGGTGGTGCTGGTGGTAGCGATTCAAGTAATGATGGTAAAGAAACGTCATTGGAATTGTTTACTAAGAAAATGGCAGACAAAGGAATTTCAGTAGGTAGTGAGAAATATAACCAAGAAATGTCTTTGGCTATAAGCAATAAAACATTAACATTTTAGTTTTTTCTTTTTTTCTTTCTTTAGTTTTTACCCTCTTAGAAATAAGGGGGTTTTTTCGCTTAATTAGTTTTATTTATAGTATATGCCTTTAATATAGATTTTTTTTATTAACTTTGCATTTAGAATCTTATAAACATATTAGTGCTGGTATAAGTGCGTGGTTGTTTTTTTAGGCTCGTAGCCGTAAGATGTTAAATAATTATTAATTTCTAAATAATAAATAATGGCTAATAGAACAACAGCTAATTTAGTAAAGGCACAAGCAAAATTGTTAGGTGCTTTTCAATCACAAGAATTACGTTATAGAAACCCTATAACATATCTTGCTTTTAAACTTAGTGGAGCAATTATGTTCCCTAATTATGATGTTTTAAGAACAAGAGAGGACAGAACAGTAGAAACGAACTACAAACTAAGAGCATCAAGAGCATTAGGTGTTGCTGGTAGAACTCACAACCATACAGGAAGTAAGGCAGACACAGGAACTCTAACTCCATCTTGGACTACTTATGATGACGACTTTAATATGTCATTAAAACAAGCAGATAACTCTTTATACAATGCAGATGAGCAAATGGCTCACGAAGTACAAGAGGTTGTTGCTAACTTTGCAGAAGGTTTAGAAACAGTTGCTACAAACTACATTTTCAATAACCGTTCACAAGTAAATGTTGCGACAGCAGAGGGTGCTTTTGATGGTGTTGATTTCGTTTGGGAAATTGCTGAAGCTAATGAAGATAGAGCAATCCAAATCTCTAAATCTGTAATGTATGCTAATAAATATTCTGACAGTAACCTAATGGTTTTCTGTGATACTATTTCTTACAACAAGTTTGAGAAAACTGCTGCTCAAGGAGCACAAAACTCAACTAACTGGTCTTTCCAATTTAACGGTGTTACTTTTATTCACTCTGTTGAATTAGGTGCTTTAGGTGGTGCTTTAGTTAGTGCTTATGCTAAAGGATTTTGGGTAATTGCTGAAGCTGGAACATTTGGTGTTTTACCTTGGATTCCTGTTCAAAACCGTATGGGAGTTTCAACTAAAGAGAATGAATATGCAACTTTAATGAATCCTGTTGATGGATTTAGTTATGCAGTTCACTCTTACGAAACAAGAGCAGATGATAGTGCTAATAATGGATATACACAAGACGTTGTAACTCAATATAATATTTCTATTGACCAAGCGTTTGAAAAAGCACCATTATCAACAGCAAACGAAACTGTATTCCAAGCATTTGGTATAATTTAATATGATCCAAGTAGATAAAATATCAACTAATTTATATGGCATAGTAGGGTTAAGACAACCTTTTGACCCTACATACGCTATATTAGATTCAGATAATCAAATCAGTAGGAGTGGTTATTTTGTTGATGAGAATCCTTACGTTAAAATCGAGTATCTTAAAGATGCACAAGATTATAAGGATATTTCTGATGCTGAATTTAACTCATATCTAAAAAGAATACAAGAGGCAAGTATCGTTGATGTTTGCCATCAAGTATTCAATAGGTTTGATTATTTAGATAGAAATCTACTTTACCAAAATGCACATAATAAGGTTGACCAAGAAGTTTTAGTAGATGGTTTTGTAGGGTACAAAATTGAAGTTTCAGGCGAGAGTAATATTGCTTTTCAGATAAAAAGAGTTCTTTTAGATTTTGATACAACAGGAGATTTTAAATTGATGTTGTTTAACACTTCTGAATTAAATCCTATATTTGAGCAAGACATTACAATTACAAGTCCGACACAAGTTGTAGAATTAGATTGGAGTGTAGACAATAGTGGTAACACGTATAAAGGTGATTATTACTTAGGCTATATTAAGACTGCTACAACGCCAATACCTTACAAGCGTAATTACGATAATGCTGATTTAATGACTTGTATCTCTAAGTTAAGAATAGAGAAAGTACGAGTTGTAGGTCATTCAACTGAAACTTTATTCGATTTAACAGATGAAGAAGGATTAAGCGAGAATATTGGAATAAACCCTGATTTTGTGGTTTACGAAGATTTTACCGATTTAATCACTCAAAATGAAATGCTTTTTGCAAGAGCCGTACAATTAAGTATGGGTATCTCTATTTTACGTGAATATCAAAACTCTTTAAGGAGTAATGGAAATGAACGTAGAGCAGAGCAACAGTCAAATAGAATTTTAGTGGAAATCGAAGGTCAAGATGGAGTAGGAGTGCTAACGATAACAGGTTTACGACCACAACTATTAGGTGAAATTAACCAAATAGCAGAGGAAATAAACAAGTTAAGAACAGGTTATTTTAACAACAGTATAAGAGTTTCAACTTTAACGTAGATGTTATATACAAAGACAAATCCAACAGGTATAGATGTACCAATACAAAAAGCACAAAAGTTGCTTCACGATAGGTTAAATGACTTATGGTGTGCCGATTTAGATGCTTATGGTAGAGCATACGTGTTAGATAGAGGCGATATTACAATCCCTGAAGTTTTTGTAGATGGCAAAGACTATAAAGATGTTCTTGGATATGATTGTAATCGACTGTTTTTTGTGCAAGACGATATTGTTACTAAAGTGTCTAACAAGTGGTATGAAACAAATGTTGCTATTTATTTTATTCTTAATTTAAAGGAAATTAAGCCAACAGTTACACATAGAGCAGACGAAGAATCTCACAATGATGTAGATTACATATTACATAGAACAGATTTTAACGTAATAAGTATAGAAACAGGAATAGATAATGTTCTAAGTGATTTTAGTATCTCAAATAGAGACAACTTTAATTACGCTGATTTTGAACCTTATCACGTTTTTAAATTTAACTGTAATATCAAGTATGACCTGTCAACAACTAAATGTAACGTATAATGGCAAAAAAATATAAAGCTACTGTAATAGTAGATTTCAAGATAAATGAAAAAGGCGAATTGAAAGAGTATAAAATCGGAGACGAACATATTACTTATTCAAGAAAACGCTTTAATAATATGAAACAAAATAAATTAATAGAATAATATGGCAACAATAGCAAATATTGCAAATAAAGTGAATAGTTGTTCAGGTGGTAGTGCTAATACTGGTAAATTAGGGTGTAACGTTGAATTTTCAACTCCCGCTCATTTAATCGGTCTTAAAGCTGGAACTATAATCCCTGCTGCTACAATTTTCAATCAAGCGTATATCAACGGACTTGTTCAAGCTGGTACTGCTGTTCCTTTAATTGGAGCAGACGTTTTTGAAGATTTAAGTGCTGAAGATACTATGTTTACTGCATCAAGTGGTGTAGAGAAGTTAAGTTTAAAAGGTTTACCTAAATACAAACTTACTTATTACGAAGGACACGAATTTTATCGTGAAATATCTAAATTAGAAGGGTTTAAAAACTTAGATTTTCTAATTGGTGATGTAGAGGGAAACTGGATGTTAGTAAAACGTTCTGATGATGATTTTAAAGGTTTTGCATCGGGTATGGTACTTCCTGAAATGCGTAAAGCAAGAGTGCAAGGTGGAGATCCTGAATCTAAATCTATTATTGTTCAATTCTTATCTCGTAAAGAGTGGGATGAAAACTATGATATTTTACTAAGAGATAACTTAGAGAATGACCCTGAAGATTTACAAGGTGTGAATGGTGTTAATTTATCATTTGATGTTGTACCAAGCGATACAGATACTACCATAGTTGTAAGTGCTTTATTGAGTGCAGACAATAGTACTCTTATTGAAGGTTTAGACGTTGATGATTTCTTATACACGGTAGATGGAGCAACAGAAGTTCCAACTTTAGTGTCTGAAACGAATGGTGTTTACACTTTTACTGTAACTGCACTTGCTACAAGTGGTGTTATTACTGTTCAATTATATGATTCAAGTGCAAACAAGAATGTAATTATTGAAACAAGTGGAGCGACTTATCGTTCTAATATTCTTACTGCAACAGTAGTTTAGTATAAAAGGACATAAATAAATTAAAGGCTATCATAATTGGTAGCCTTTTTTTTTGTAACTTTGCGTAACTTATCATTGGGGTTTCTCTCAAAAATAATGGCTACAATCACGGAAATAAAAGAAAAGGTTATAAAAGCACGTAATGGTGTTCAGCAATTAACTGCTAAAGCTATTTTAGACAATGAAAAAGCTATTTTAGACTTAGTTAGGGAA